ATGCCGGTCGACTCCTCTAACGTAACAGACAATGACGGACCAGACGCGCCAGTTTCGGATCGCATCCGTGCGCGCCTGACTGAGGCTGGGATACCCTTCAACGCCAATGACAATATCGCCGCTTTCTTACACAAAGGCGACCTGGATGCGCTACGCGATGAAGTGGCCAAGCACATGCAAGACGTGTTGAGCGCATTGGTAATCGACACCACCCGCGATCACAACACAACCGACACAGCGCGCCGGGTGGCAAAGATGTTCGTCGACGAAATATTCGCCGGTCGTTACCGCGCTGCGCCAGATGTGACCGCTTTTCCCAATGTGTCGCGCTTGAATGAGCTGATGATCATCGGGCCTATCACTGTGCGAAGCACCTGCTCTCATCATCTGTGCCCAATCATGGGGCGCGTCTGGGTGGGGATTATGCCGAATGCCGAATCCGAACTCATCGGATTGTCGAAATACACGCGTCTCTGCGACTGGATTATGAGCCGCCCACAAATCCAAGAGGAAGCTGTCGTGATGCTAGCCGACGAACTGGAGGCTCGCATCCATCCTGACGGGCTGGCCGTAGTGATGGAAGCGGATCACCTCTGCATGCACTGGCGCGGGGTGAAGGACAACCAGTCGATGATGACCAATTCGGTCATGCGCGGTTGCTTTCTATCAAATTCAGATCTGCGGCGCGAATTCCTGAGCTTGATGAAACGCTGAATGCAATGTGGCAAACACTATACGAGGTGTGTTTCTGAGAGCCACGCACCCGGCCGATGTCAGCCGCGGGTCACTTCGATTCGCCAATCTTGGCAAACGCCTCGGCAGCGTATCGCTCAATCAGCCGATCAATCACGCCATCGCCGGGGGTCAGCGCCTTGAGCGCATCTGGCACACTTTCGCGCAAATGCTGCACGACATGGGCGCGCAATGTTCCAAAGGCCTCGTTTGGACCGTGCCTCATGGCGCTTTCGACGCCTGAGATGATCGCCTCATGCAACGCTTCGCGGTGACGCGCCTCGATCTGGATGCCGGTCGCCAGCGTAAATGCCGCAGACGCGCGGTTGACGATGATGGTCAGCGCAAGGCCGATCAGGGCGATGATGGCGGTCTGCACTTGTTCGCTGGCCAAGAGGCCGGTGATGATATCCATTTTTTGTCCTCATTTCAGGTTTAAAAAGTTAAAGGCGGGCCGCTTGCACATGCATCCAGTCGAAGTCTCTAGCGCGGCCCAGGCTGACCCAGCCCTCTGCCTCCCACGCCCGCCAGAACGGCACAGCGTCGGGGCGCGACAGGCGCGCTTGGGGCTTGGTCCAGCGCAGTTGGTTGCGCTCAGGGTCAAAGTCGATTGCGATGCCCCAGGAATGCATCGAATACCGCGTGCCGCCGCGCATCCGGCGCACGTTCAGCGACCCGCCAAACAGATCGAGGCCAAGGTCGGAAATCTCGACCGCGGAATATGTACGCGCGATCTTCTGCAATGCCCGCTCGGCACTGGCCGCCACACGTTCGTGCAGCGTGATCCGGCTGATCCGCACGTTTTTATCCCACGCCAGGCGCATGGCCCACGGCACATGAACGCGCGTTTGTCGCTCGCCCACCTTGCCAAAAAAACCCTGCACATCGCCCTGTCGCGGCCATACCGGTGCAGGTTGATCCAATTCAGGCACGTCCTGATTGCGCTCGGGAATCGGCGTCACTGTGGCTGTCGAGCTGAGCCGCAGCGATGTAACGGTTTCCGGTGTCGCGGTGCCGGTCACGATCAATCCGCGCGCGCGCTGGAATGCGCGCAGCGCCGCTGTGGTGATCGGCCCCACAATGCCATCGATCTGGCCGCACGGGTATCCGTGGGCGGTCAGCCGCGATTGCAGCCATCTGGAAAATGTCATGCTGTCTCCAATGCAAAAGACCCCGCAAACGGGGCAAATGTGAGGGTTTCGGGGGCGGTTATCGTGGCCGGATCGGAAACGGGATGCGCGGCGATTGAAACACTAACGGCTCGTCGCCATCGGCCATGCCGGGGCAACCGATATATGCCGCCTCAAAGTAAAAATCCGCTGTCGGCTCAAGACCCACCGGCGTTAAAATGATGATGTCGATGGTGGTCCAACTGACGCCGATGTTGCGCGCCTCACCCGGCTCAATGCGCTGTGCCGGTGCGGATAGATCAGACCTGGGATTGATGAATCCCCATTGGGTGGACCCCGGCACAATGCGGCACCGGATACCCTCGGGACGCCTGCGCACCTTGAGCTGCACCGCGCATGGTTGCCGCTCAATGCAGTATTCATCGATCGGGCGGGTGTTGGTGCGCGACACCTCGAACACCTGTGACGGTCGGCGCAGGGACTCGATATCATCCCGCACATCGGCCACCTGCCCCAACAGGTTTTCAACCCGCACCACCAGTTGGTGTAGCGAATCCGGGGTGTTCCAGATCGCCATCGCCCGCTCTTTGACCGGATCGAATACCATGATAACGGCCCCGCCGATGGCTGCGACAACCAGCCAATCGACGGATTTAGAAATAAACCGCTCCCAAATCATCTGGCGCAGCGGTCGTTGATCGTCTGACATAAATTCGCCCCCCTGACGATCTGGACAATTACGCGGCATACACCGGGTAGAGATGCAGCGAGTGGACAATACCCTCGTTGACGATCACATCAGGCCAGCCCACCGTCATGTTGCATTGCCGTAAACAGCGATATCGCGCCCCAACCGCGTCAGAACCGGCTCGGGAAACACTGTTGCGCAAACCAGCACAGGTTCCCCTTTACCCAATCCATCATTGCAGAATCACCCCGCAGGCGGTCTCTGTCGTTTCAGCCATGCCGAAAATCCTTATTCGTCGGTGTGGTTAGCTGCGCGATTTAGGGTGTCCGCCCTGTCGCGCAGCGCGTGTGTGGTGCCAATCGCAGAGAAAGGCGCAGCACGGGAAAATCAGACCCACTGGTTGGCAATTATTAGCAATTCATCGTCAGTCAGCATGCGCTGATAAATAACAACATGGGTGATGATCGAGCAGCACCTGTTAGGCGCGCTTGCATAGGCGCTAGCCCCGCCGATAAGAATCGCTGTGGGTGCCCCAAACACTGCACCGTTTCCTGTCGATTTGCTGATTTGCCCAAAGGAAGCCACAGTGAAATTATCGCCGAAGCCGTCGAAGCCGATGGCGTGAACCATACTGTCACGCCAGTTGCCAGTTACTGACGCAGTGTCTGTCGAACCATTCCATGCCGCTCCGTCAGCATAAACCGCCCCGTTGTCGGTACCGGATGATCCCGTGGTGCGCGATGATGTCACCGCCACGCCGCCTAGTGGGCTAGATGTTTGCACCGCAACTGGCGTGAAATTCCTTGTGTCAGCGTCTGCACCCCTGAGTGCCACACTCCGAACCACGACAGTCCCAACACCAGAGGCCAGAAGGTCTTTGAACGGGGCGTGAAGGCTTGCCGACTCAATCGCCACTGTTGCCGAGTACCCCATAAAAGGTGATGCACAGCGCCCGCCACTAGCGAGTTCCACTTGCAAATCAGTTGCGCCGCTAACGCTTAAGGTTGCCGTGATTGTCGATGTTGGCGACCGTGAGTATGCCTTAACTGTGCGTCCATCCACAATCCGCGTGGATTCCAATGTCAGGTTGGCATGGCTTAACTCTGCCGAGCCTCCTGTATATGAAAGTATCGTCCACTCCGTGGCCCCCGGAATAGACACGCCACCAGCGCCCCCGGAAGACAAGAGGTTTTGCCGAGCGTTCATCACTAACAGGCCCTCCGCATCAACAGATGACAGGTAATGCCGACGCGGGATATTTGCCGACGCGCTGCGCATTACTCCATCACGCAAAGCGTATGGCGCAACCGAACTTCGCGAAACAGAAACTGCGTTGGATAAGGAATAGTCTGCCCGATCACCCGACAAGACTGTGTAGTATTCATCGCGTGAAAAATCGAGCATAGCCACAAAGTCAGTCGGCCCAGACATTCCGTGCACGTTGCCCGTTGAATTAGATGCGGCATTGTTGGATTTCAAAACAAGTGTCATGTAGCTACCTCACAGAGCTGTTAAATCAACCCAATCGGTTGATCTAGAATGAAAATCAAGAGCCATCCCAGGTTCGGATGGATATGCATAGGTATTCCAGCAGACATGCAGCCGCATATTGTCACCGTCGAATTCCGGGACAAAACTGCCCTTGTAGACCGGATCGGAAGCGTCAGAGATCAACGCATCGCCTATCGTCCAATTTGTGCCGTCAGTAGAATAACCGAGGAAAAGGTTTGCGCGGTCATTCACGAGCATGACAAACGCCTCCCCCATCCACTTCACTTCGCAATGCCACGCTGCAATGCCATCAGTCGCATTTAGGTCTTGCGACCCTGCAACCGTCCAGGGTCCGTATTTAGTTGGGCCTGTGTAACTCCGAACTGTGTTCTCGGTCGGCAAGACCCACAAGCGCCATGTTTCGGCGATTGGGTCATATAGAATGGAGGGCGACAGCCAGCCGATGCCTGATTGGCTATGACTAACCTCATCCGTCCAATTCACCCCGTCCCATGTGCTGCGATAATGGAAGGTAATAGCCGCCGCCGCGCCAACCTGCCGCCAAACCGCGAACATCTCGCCCGTGTTCGGATCATAGCCAAGTGCAATGTCGCTGTTATAGCCGGTTTGATTGCCCGGCGGGTGGCCCAAAGGCATGGGGCAATCTGGCAAGAGGTCAAAAGTTTGTAGATCATTTGACCCGTAAATAATCGGGTTCTCCTCCCACGCGTTTGCGTTTTTGTGAGGCGTTTCCCCCATGATATAGCGGTATCCCATCAACGGCCTGCGCACTTCCAATAGATAAGGATGCACATTGCCGCCCGGCCCATATGGCGTTTCAAGCATCACGCCAGTTCCTTCCGTCACGCTGTAGGCGTCCACAATCCCGCTCGGTACTGGCGCGTTGTTCGGCACAAGAAGTGCGGGCGGTTCGATAAACGGCAGGCCCTCAGTACGGAGGCTGGCAATCATCGGCGCTACCGTTGAATGCAGCTTGTCGCGTGCGGTAGGGAATCGCCGCTCACGGGTCAGGGTTTGCCCCACAACGCCCTGAACAGGGCCAGCCAAGCCCGGTAGGTAGACGGCCCCTCGCGCATCTTGCCGCATCGTTACATTACCGTCCGCGTCCTCGATGCTCAGAACATCTTGGGCCACGCTCCCCGCCCCTTCGTAAACCCGCTCCTTCGTTTCGCTGATCGCCTGCTGCACAGACTGGTCATCCATGTGCGGTAGATACTGGTGGCCGTCATTGGCCGTGCGCCGCCAAGCATTCCCGACGATGTCAACACCCACCTCCAAATCATCGTTTGCCATGATCGTCTTGGCCGGGACCGATGACAAACCATCCTCCACGTCAGCAACCTGCACCGCCAGCGCGCTCTGATCCCTCGTTGCCACCCAAACAATCGGATCAGTGCCCAGCGTGACAACCTCAGAGCCGGTGTAGAAGGTCTTGCCCGCGCCCACCGTGCCGCCTGTGACGTAAACCATCGCACCTTGCACCTCTCCCGCCGCGTCCATGTCGCTGCGCCGCGTCCATGCGCCCGCCGCTGTGGTGTAAACGCCGTTCTGCGCCGGATTAGCCTGTGCCCGCACGATCACATCGCTTGTGCTGGTTAGTGTGCCGTCGATTGTTTGCTCCCCCGACAACGTGACATTGGCCGTTGTGGCCAAATCAGCGGCGGCGCGCGGGATAGTGCCCGATATGGCAACGGACTCAAGTGACGTCGTGCGCGTGTCTAAATCCTGTCCCTCGATGGTAGTGACGCGATCCGCGACCGCCGCCGTATCGGCAATCATTTCTTCGGCCAATATCTGCGCGTCGGCAGGTTTTGGTTGATAATTTGCGTCAGCGGGCACACCGCGAAACACCTCTTGAGGAGTTTTTGTTACCATGTCTGGCCTCTTACTGTTGTTTTACGTGATGATTGCGGTGTCAGGCCCACTGGCGGTGCCAGCGACATTCGAGCCGTTCAGCGGCACGGCCCAGAAATAATAGGTGCCAGCAGCTAGCCCGGTGTTGGTCGCACTGTTGGCGATATTGGCCGCTGCAATAACCGTTTCGATCAAGGCCGCATCGCCAAACGTCGTCGTGGTGCCGCGATAAATCTGCACTTTGAATTGGTTGGCGTCGTTGGCGGTCGTGAACGTCACAATGCTTTCGCCGACGCCATCCGCCGCATTAAATGCAACAAGGTCGGCGGGTGCGGTTGGGTTGGCTGTAGCGGTAATCGTGACGCTTTCCGGCGTATCGCGTTCGTTGGACCATGGCGTTGCCCGGCCACCGGCGGTGACTGTCTGCCAGGACACAACGTATTCTGTGCCATCATCCACGAGGGCCGAGTAGGCGATCAGCTCGTCCATGTCGGTGATAAAATATTCTGGCGCATCAGCCCCCGCGCGGTATCTGAAACGATAGCTGCGATCCACACGGGTTGGTTCGTCAAACGTCACCTCAAGCCGGACACCCGCGCCGCCGGATGCCGCAACCGACACTGCCGAAACATCCACGTTTTGCGCAACCTCCAAGCTGCCGTCTATGTCGAGCGCCGGGGCAATCGGTGGCGGCGCGCCTTCTTCGCCCAGTCCCAAATCCCACCGATCCGACTGCAAAGGCACAACCGCAAAAGCCGCGCCCCGCCCATCTGGCGCAATCTCAACTGACGTTCCAAGTTCAAATTCACCGACGAAATCCGATGAATAATCGACATTCACCCCGCGTTCGCCGCGCACCAGAATCCCTTTGACGCCAACGGAAAACGCAGCGCGCCTGGTTGCCCCCACGCGCTGGCCGATTGCCTTCGCCAGCCGCACCGCCTGGTTGTGGTTCTGGCACCCCAAAATATCCACGGTCTGATAATTCGGCTCTGTGGTACCATCATAATACGCCGCATTGCGCCATGGCGCGGACGGTTGTTTTGTGTACCCATGATCGGCAGATATGTAATTGACGATCACGCCATCGAGCGCGGTTTCGCCATCATCGAGTATCTGCGTTTCCGCCGAAAGGATATCGCGGGCCTCGGTGAATGTCAGCGTCGGGGACTCATATTTTCCAACGCGCGGCCATGCCCGCCCCTGATCGTCATAGACAGAAAACCCGTCACAGGTCAGCAGTATGTCCGCCTCGGCTTCATGGCGCGGGGTGTTGTCTGCTATCGCAAAGCCACCGCGATAGCGCGGCACCGGTGTTCCTGTGCGGTCCAACACCGTCTCGTCGCAAACATCGGCCTGCGCCCCAACCTGCGCCCAGTTGATTTCTGACAACGGTTTCTTGCGGCCATAGGGCGCGGTGCGAAACCAACCCCAAATCAACGCCGAGTTACCGCCGCTGCTTTTCCATGTGGCCCGGTCATTGATATCCTGCGTCACGTCGCGCGGATCATAGACGCGCGTGAAATCGCCGTACATGGCCACCGATGGCTCGCCCAAAGCAAACGCCCCGCGCCAACGATAGGCCCTGCCGTAGTGCTCAGGCGGGATGGCTTTGCAGCGCACCACCGAATAGACCAAACCGGCAAGGAAAAAATCGGTCGGCAGTTCTGGGAATGCGTCGGTGAAATCGGTCGGTTTGGTGCCGTATACCTGTGATGGCGTCGGGCTGACCGTATAAATTCTGAGGTAGGGTACACGCCCGCCGGTGCCTGTGAATTGGTTATATTTTTCGGTCAGGCAAAAATCATCGGTGATCACATCACCAACCGCAATTTGGCTCTGCCCCGCACTCCACACCATCGGGTCAGTGCCGACAACGCCGGATGGTTCCAGAACGCTGAAATACCGGGGGATACGCACGTCATTCCAACCCGGCAGACTGGCAGTGCCACGATCCACCACAAACAGCTTGATATCATCACCGCTTGCCATGCTGGGATGACGCGACCACGCACCGGACGATGTAACCCACAACCCGTTTTCAATCGGGTCAGTCTGCGCCACCAACAGCACTTTATTGCCGACCGTAAAGTAACCGTCCTTGTATTCATACTCACCGGACAGCGGCACGTTTTCCGCAATTATGGCGTCGGCGGTCAGATCAACGGTTGGCTCGGTGGCCAATTCCACCCGGATGTTATCCAGCAGGTAAATCGGATCATTAAGCAATTCACCATCGCCGTGCGCGACGATGTACCAGAAATTGCCATCAGCATCGTATTCCCCAAACGTGCCAACATGCCCCCCGACAGCAACCGGGCCGCACAACTGATAACGCGGGCTGTCGATGATACGCGGATTCGCGCGGGCCTGCTCAATGTCCGGCGTTTTGGGCTTGTTTAGCAAAGCCATGCCAAAGCTCAGGCCGACATTCAATAGCAGCGAGCCAAGGGTGCCGGTGAAGAACGATCCGATTGACAGACCAGCAGCAAACGCCCCACCGATCCCGGCCCCGGCCACGGCACCGGTCGTGAACCCCGTGGCAATCCCGGCGAAAAACGAAATCACCGGCCCCGCCTCGGCAGGCACCGGCATAATCAGGGCAGTGCAAAGCAAAAGGGCCGCGCGCATTTTCATATTTCCCACGCTCCGATTACTTTGGCTGGCATTTCGATCATACCGCGCCCTTCGGCCATAAACGCAACGCGCCGCCCCAGATCCACACCAGCCACCAGAATGCCTTGCACATCGCACATCACAGGCCGCATAGGCGCACGGTCAGCGCGATCAAAGCCCGCCTGCTCCATCGCATAGGCAAACACCCCGAAGGCCCCGCCATAGGCGTCACAGATCGCCTGCGCCCCATCTGCATCGTGGTAAGTGCCGCGCCATTGTGCGCCGGGGTCAATGCCGGTTGCTGTCTGGACGTATGACCAAACCGACATCATGCAGTCTGACGCGCCCCAGACGAACCGACCCCGCGCCCAAAGCGCGCGCAGATCATCCGCCGACAAGATATGTCCTCTGCGCATTACCGGCGATAAAATCCGCACCGCTGTCTGACACCACACCAAGTTGCCGCGACCGCTCGCGCAAACTGGTCGCGGTCATTGTCCCGCGCGGCGCAAGGCTGCGGCCCGCCTCACCTGTGCGGGCCAGAACCCGCGCTGAATATACACGCTGTTCCGCACCCGGCGCCCCCTCTCTGCTTTCCGAAAACGTGACGCCGCGCATGGTCAGGCGATATGCAAACCGGATCGGCAGGCCCGCGCGCAAACCTTCACCGGGCCTCACTAGCACATGGTAGCAGGTCAGCGACCGGCCCTTGGCCTTGTCCTGATCGGCCCGGATCGCGTCGAACGTGGCCCGGTCCAGATAGGGTATGGTAAACTCATATCGTGGGCTGGCCCCGTCGCGTTCATCGCCCACCGCAGCCGGTTGGTGCATGTTGTTGCCCCGCCCGTCAAATGTGCCGAGCCATTCGTTGGCGGCAATCGTGCCGTTCGGCGTCACCACAGGATCACCAACGCCAGTTGATGTGACCAACACGCCCTGCCCATCCCAAAGGCGCACAGGCACTCCGTCAAAATCGTAAAAGTAGCAGTTGACCAGGCGCAGATTGATGTCGTGGGTGTCAGTGGCATCGCCGATCTGATCCAGCAGGTAATCGGTGAAATCACTCACAGCAGCGCCTCTACGAATTGTGCAGAACCAAACTGCATGTGCCGCCCGCTGGCGAAATTGCCCGCAACCTCGCGCGCATTGATGCACGTCACCATAACAGCGGGGCGGTAAAGCAGCCGGTCATCGGTGGTTAAGCCCCGCCGCAATGGCGGTGACACAGTGACCGTTGCCACGTCCGCGCCGTCATATTCAATGTCCATAATGGTGTGCGCAAAGTCATAGCCGCCGCTCTGAAACCCGATTACATGCCCAATTTTCAAGACCGGGCCGATATCGCTTAAATCCGCCGTGAACATTTCCGCCCCCCGGCCAGCCGGGTTGGTGATCGGCGAGCTTGGCGACCACGCCCAATTCTCGCCATTCGCCCAAGGCTCGTCGTTGGCCCATGGGATGCCGTTCTCAACATCCGCGCCAGTGATTGCACTGGCCGCGACAAGCTGCACAGTTTTGTAAAGGCGCACCCGCATGATGGCGCTGTTTAAAATACGGCTGACAGTCCAGCTTGCGTTGAGATTTGCGGCCTCGGCGGCGAAAGGCGCAAAGTTCATCATCACCTCGTAGCGACCGCCGACCTCTGGCGTTGCGGTGGCAAAGCCGCCAACAGTCATGCCGCCCGGCGTTGACGTGCCGCCAGCGCGAAACACCTGATCAATCGGCGCGCAGTCATAACGCCAGTCATAGATTTTCGGGACATAGACCATCAGGCAATCCCCCCGAACCGGGAATACTCAGTCTGATAATTGGCAAGGTTCTTCTGAACCGTTTTCACCGACTGCCCGACGATTTGCGGGGCCGCTGACCTGATCGCCGCTGCAATCTGATCGGCCACGCCCTCCTGTGCGCCACGGGCATCAATGTTGATCACGGCCCCCGATTGCGCAGCACGGGCGCGGCGGGCAGTGTCTTGGCGCGATGTGACGACCGAACCGTTTGGCGTTGACTGCACAAGCTCCGGGCCATTCTCCCCAACCAAACCATATTGACCGTTGGGGATTGTGCCGCCACCGTCGAACATGCCTGCGAAACTCTTGAAAATAAGTGTGCCGAGGCTGTCGCTTGAACTGCCGCCTGTGACCGATTCCAGCAGCTTTGCCTTGGCATAGGCCAATATCAGTTCCTTGATCACGTCTTGCAGGATATCGCGCCAATCCCCGGTCCCGGCAATCAACCGATCAATGGCCGACCCGCCAATGCTGGCGAACTCATCCCAGATGTCCGATGTATTTTGCGCCGCCGCCGATGCTTCCTCGAACCGCTCGCGCGCCAGGTCGTATGCGCGCCCTGCCTCGCCAGCGCCGATGTAACCGGCCTCAAGTGCGTCGTTGATTGTCTCCTGCGCCTTTTCATAGTCCTGTGTGGCGCGGACAAGCGGATCAAGGGACGCAATCAGGCTGTCATAGGCTGTTTGCAGTTGGTTGGCGCTGCTTGCGGCTGATCCGCCACCGCCGCCACCACCGCCGCCTGAAAATGACGGAATGTCAGGCAAGTTATTTTCGATGTACTTTCGTGTTTTTCCGAAAGACCCGAAACCCAAGACGGCGCTCCCGACAGAGGGATCCCCAACGCTGGGCATCCCGAACGACAAGCCACCGGCAGTGGCGGCAGTGGGGTCTTTCAAGCCTGCCGTTCGGTTCAGGGCCGCATTGAGTGCCGCCGCGTTCCCGGCAGCAACGCCCAACATCCCGGCCAGTGAAGCCGCTTGGCCCGACAGGCCAGAGATATCGATTGACGCAATCACCGTGCGCAGTGTGCTGGCGTTGTCCGCCGCGTCACCCATCCCATTGCCCAGCCTGATAGTCGCCCCGCTCGCCTCTGCAATCAGTGCTTCGAGCTGTTCAACCCGTGAACGCGCGGCGGCATATTCAGGCGAAAGATCGGCGGCGTCGCCAATCAGTTGCTTCTGGATATCGACGGCCCGTTGCAAGCCCTCAACCAGCCTTCTGAACCTATCCGCATCGCCCGCGCCCTCCTTATCGGCGCCGTATTTATCCCTCATTTCATAGTATTTCTGGATTTCTTCGTTCAGAAACGCCTGTGTTTCCACCTGCTTTCGGTAAGCATCCGATGCCTCGATTGCCGCGATGTTTTCCTGTCTGATCGCATCAGCTGCTTCCAAATGCGCCCTTGCCTGGGTCAGCTTTACCCCAGCAACATCAATCGACATGGTGCGGCCGTCAGAAAGTACTGCCATCAGCGCGGCGGATTGCTCAACCTCTTTGGATATCGCGCCAGCCGCCGCCTCAGAGGATGTTCTAATCTGATCGGTTGCCCTTGCGAACAGGGACAGCCGCCCAACGTAATCGATGAGGCTCCCGATGGCCTGAACTGTTTGACTGATTATTCGGGTAACGTCCGTCAGCCCCTGAATTGCGGCCCGCAAAACGGCAGTTAACCCAGCCTCACCCATTGCCAAGATCAAACCCTCAAGGGCAGATTTCAGCGAGTTAATATCGCCGCCCAGGTTGTCGCGCATTGTGTCGGCCATGCGCGTAGCTTCGCCCTCGACATTGGACAGCTCGCCAGTCAATTCGCGCAGCCCGCCAACCTGCGAAGTCAGCGCCAAGATGGCAGGCCCGCCCCGATCACCGAAGATCGTAAGCGCCTGCGCCGCATCAATCCCGGCGTCCGAAAGCTGCTCCACGATTTCGACAATGCTTGTGGTCGCGGGGTTCAGCGCGTCCAGTTCAAGGCCCAGATCGCGAATGACCGCCGCCGCCTGCGGCGTGGTGTTGGCCAGCGACGAAAGCACCCGGCGCAAACCAGTACCCGCCATGCCACCTTGGATACCGGCATCGGATAGAACGCCAATAGCCGCAGCCGCGTCATTCATCTCGATCCCGAGGGCAGATGCCACCGGGCCGACAAATTTCATGGCCTCGCCAAGCTGGCCGACATCAGTGTTCGCCCGCGATGATGCCGCCGCCAACACATCGGCCACGGCACCAGCGTTTTCGGCGCTGATCGCAAATGCTGACATGATGTTTGATGAAATGTCAGCAGCCTGCCCAAGGTCCAATTGCGCCGCCGTGGCAAGATTCAGAACGTCGGGAATCGCGGCCATGCTTTCGGCGGCGTTAAACCCGGCCATCGCCAAGAAATTCAAACCCGATGCCGCTTGTGTGGCGCTGTATTCCGTCGAACTGCCCAGATCCATTGCGACCGTGCGCATATCCTTCAGTTCGCTTGCAGTGGCGCGGGATACGGCACCCAACTGCGACATGCCAGTTTCGAACTGCGATATGCCACGGATCGCGGCTGACACCCCGGCAATGCTGGCAAAACCCGCCGCAACAGCCGCTAGGGATCGTGTCGCGGCACGGGCCATGCCGCCAAGGCCGGTTTCGACCTGCTGTGTGCGACCAAGCAGCCGATCAAGGGCGGATTCCCCACGGCGTCCACCGGCTTCCATGCCTCTTGGGTCGATAGCAAGGCGAAGTGTGGCCATATGGATAATCCTTGCGGGAACGGCTTCTGCCCCATAGCCTTGCGGCGATGAAACGAAGGAAGGTTAAGATGATGGGGTCAGGCTTAGTTTTGGCAGTCTGTGTTGCTACTTTTTTAGCCTCAAACGCTGCCGCTGGCATAAAAGACAAAGCGATGCTGAAATCGCCCTCTCAGTGGTCAGATGATGAGAAAAGAAGCTTTTCGGGAAGCAATGGGTTTTTCAACCTATGCATTATGCATCACAAAGGTAGATTTTACGCCGGTGAGGTAGAGCAGCCTTTTTCGGATGCAGATATCAAGGTTATCGAAAGTGAATTAAGGGTCCGAGGGCTGTCGGATTTTGACATCAGCATCTTAAAGGACAGGAAAGGAGGCCAGGTCTTTGTCGGGCAGTCGTTTGCGGGATTGGTTTGCAAGTTGCGCAGGGCGGTTAAGTTAAACAAGTCATTTATGGTTGGAGTAGGACACCAATGGCAGGCCATTCTGCCAAGAAATTTCGTCTATCTGAAAGGCGACGGGACTTCTGCCGGAATGTTCGTATACGGCTGGAACTGACAGCCCCCGCCGCTCCGACCGAATATTAACCCATCGCCGCCCGTTCGGCATTATCCATCGCCATGATCATCCGCACCAGCCTGCCCCGGTCAACCGGGCAAGTGATGCCCAGGTAGCTGTCGGCATACGCCATGATTTCGGAAAACGGTATCGGCCCAAGCCCCATGCCTTGCTGCCGTGACCCGCGCAAATGGTGGAATGCCTGCCAGTATAGCCAATTGCACGGCTCGACCTCGTTTTGCAGTTCCGCCGCGCCCTTTTCGCGCAAATACCGCAACTCTGCGCTTGAGTATTTCAGGCCCCAAGCGACGGCCTCGGTTAGTTTTTTACCGTTTCCTCATCGTCTTGGCTGATCATCTTGCCCGCGTCCAAAACCTTGCTTTCGAACTGCGTCAGAGCCTTGGCGATTTCTGGTATTGGCTGATCCGACAATTCAACAAAGGTCGCGCGGTCGCATGTGATCGGCACGGCCTTGCCATCGTCGTCCTCGGTCAGGATGTTTGACCGCCATTCAATCACGCATGAATCGTACAGCGTTTCGAACCTGCCCCTCCCGATGGCCTTGGCGTTGGCGTTGTCTGCGGCCACATACTCAGCATCATCGGTCACTTTGCGGGTCTTTCGATCCATGATCCGTGCGCGCAGCATCAGCGATTCCGCAGACGCGACATAGGCGCTGTTGATTGCGCCACCGGCGCGCGCGTCGATCTCGATAAAGCACTCGCCGCCGGGGCCAAGCCATTCCGGCAGAACGGCGCGAAACTGCACCATAGGCAATTCGCGTGACTTAAGCCTTAGCGCCATCTTTGCGGGCCTCCTTCTTCGATGTGGCAAGGCCCGGCTTGTCCGCCAGGTTCATTTCTTCGGCCTGTTCTTTGGTAATCGGGTCGCCCTTGCGAAAGGTGCGCAGCTTGCCGCCAACAGCACCCTCAAACGTGACTGCGGCTCGCATTACGCGACCGCCCGCGTAACAATCAAAGTTGCCTCAGCCGTCTTGTCGTATTGCGGCAGGATTTCGATCTTCTGCATCACGGTATTGCCTGACATGTCAATTTCGGTTGACCCAAAATGACATGCGGGGAAAACCAGCGTGTACTTTTCGCCGGTTATCGAGCCAAGCGGGACGGTCACCGAAAACGGCGAATGGGTGGCGCGGGCGGCGTTGTAGATCGCAAGGAAATTGCTTTCGACGTACATATTTGCCGTCAAAACCGGCAGGAAGTCACCGCGCGTGATGCCGCACAAATCGTCACTGCTGATTTTAGGCTGGATTTCGCGCTTTTCGAACGCAAAGTTGATGTCGAGCGACTCCATGCAGTCGAGCGTGAAAGTGTTGAACGCAATCGTGCCAACGTCCTGCCCGGATGAAAGCGGATCGGACCGCGCCGGGTCCGCATAGGTCGCACCGGCAATGGCCGTTGTGGTGGCCGGATCAGACCCACGGCCCAACAGCGTCAGGTTCAGGTTGGCCTGTTCGCGCGCTTTCAGGGTTAAGGTGCCGCTGGTCGCTTCAACACCGCGAAAGCGCAACATCGTCGCCGTGCCGCCATTTCCGGCCGGAATCGTATTTTCAACCGTCAGGGATTTTGTGGCCGAGCCGTTTTTAAGCACGTCAGCCGACCAAGCGCCCTGTAGAAGGCTCTCAAGCCAATCATCCAGAACGCCGTAGACCAAAGGCCCCTCAAGTGTCCCGGTAACGTCGATGCCAAGGATGCCATGCCCTGACCGCTGCCCCTTAGCCGTCAGTGACGTCCCCGACACGACAAGCGGCTTTGCCACCATCATTGCCCCGTCGTGCATAGTGGTGAAGCCGGGCGTGGCGGGGGTGGTGCCTGGGGTGGCCTCTTTGATAAACGCAGATTTGATCTGTGACGTGCTCGTGCCTGCCATTGCAGTGCCTCCTATCGGTGTGAATAGCGCACGTATGGCGCAATGACGTTGGTTTGATGGAACGGTGGCGAAGCGAAATCCGCCGCGATGTATGGGTGCCGGTTATCGCCAAGTTGCGGCGGGCTGAACCGGATGAATGTGTCAGTGCCGGTGGTTATTAGCGCGCCTGCACTGGTGATGGATTTCTCGAAGAACAGGCCGGTGATGGTTTCGGCGTAGCCCCGCCATGCCGCCGAGCCTTCACCGCCTGCGGTGTAGATTGTCGCTGTCAGCGTGCCGATGTGGTCGATGCGGTTGGCAATGCGGCCAATGCTGCCCTGAATTGCAGCCCCTGATTTTATAGTCAGGCGGATGCTGTTGATGGATGGCGTGAACTCATGCCCGTCCATGCCGACAGGAACGGTTGTATCGGTCCATGCCGTTGTGAAATAGGTCTCTATTGCCTTGCGTTCGTTTTGCAACGTCATACCCGGCTCCCTAAATTGCTCGCGATGGCTTCCAGTTCTGCCACTGTGATCGCCAAGACCCCGGCAGGTGCTTGCCCGGACCAGCCGTTTTCGAGCCTCAAGGAATACGGCAAGCTGTTTTGAAGGTAGATAATCGGTAAACCATCAACGCCTGCATATGACGCCAGCGCCGCGGCGTTCATCCCGGCGAATTCAGATAGCGACATTGTGGTGGCGTCGGATGGCTCGCCGATGCTGATCAGCCAATTCGCGCGGAATGTCCCAAGATCAACCGGCGATTTCTCCTGAACCTTCGCCAGCCCCTCGGTTGCCAGATAGATCACGGCCTTCTGGACGTTGCCCATGATCGCCGCCCATTCGCGGTCGATCTGGATTTGGAATTCTTTCGTCGCCTGCCCCGGTGCCAGCGCCATCAGCGGGCGACCACGTAATAAATCGCCCCGGCGGCAACGATATCCTGTGCGCGCAAGATGGTGCGCGTCCGACCCGCATAGGTGATCGTGTGATTCTCTTTCGGGACCGTGGTGAAACCTTCCATCAGCACCAGCACATCGGCAGGGCCAGCAACATAGCCCTCGAACACGTCCGCAACGGGCTTTTCGCTGTCCTCAACCGCGCGCCCGGTATCGCTCTTGGCCGTGGTGGTGTAGCTGCCCGTGTCGGGGTCATAAGCGCCCTTCTCCGTCCAGTTCATCGTCGCCGGGTGGATCACGCCAGCGATCTTGCCCGCCACGCCGTCGAAGGCCTTGGCAGCGATTTCAGCGACTGTGACCATTTCAGAACTCCGGTTTCTTGGTGCGATACACGGCAACACAGCGGCACTGTATCAAATCATCTGGCCCCGCACCGTGTGCGGTATCCCCTGGATGCGCCAGCCGCCCGCCCGTGGGGCTCTCAAACAGTTCACCGAAGGCAATAATCGTCCCGTTCAATTCGCGGTGCGCGTCCCGTGTCCGACTGTCGGATGTGGCCAGCCATTTGACCGTCATGCCCTCGGCAAGCCCAGTATCAACCAACGTGCCAAAACCCTCGTGCTGGCCTGTGCGCAGCGCATTGAGTGTTTCCGTGCGCGCTATCGTCTCGCCCCGGTTGCGCAACAACCGCGCCTTGTGCAGTTCGGATATCCTGTCAGCCTGCGCCGGTGTCAGCGCCCGCCCCTCAGCAATCGCCTTGCGCACCATGCTGTCAAACCGCCGGTCTGTGGTTTTGTATCGCGGGTCAGCGCCCTTGAAGTATCGCGCGATTTCGTCAGGGTCCGTCAGCATCGCCCGCACCTTGCGCGCCTGCTCTGCCCGTGGCGCGTCCAGCCCGATAAATCCACCGCGACGAACTGCGCCGCCTTGTGTTGTCCTACCCACCAGATCGAGCGCCTGCTTGCGTGGTGGCACACCGTTGGCAATGCCCAGGCCGATCACCTGTCGCGCCATTTCGGTGGCTTCTTCCGCCAGTATTTCGGCCAGCTTGCCGGTGACTTGCTCAACCGCTCTGACTGCCCGTGGGTTGCCGCCGAAACCAAACTGCCCCCGGATCGTGAGGGGCAGGGTTGCCGCCACCGTCTGCCCGCCAGCAATAACCGCCCCCCGCAAGCTTTCGGTCAGGGGAAACAATGCCTGTTGGTTCATCCGCAGCAATTGCACCGCGCGTTCAATGTCGCGCCGTTCCAGCGCCTCAATCAGAGCGGCCAGATCAACAGCCTGCCGCTGCGCCTGTACGGCCTCAAGAAACGCCTTGGCCACCTGCGGTTCAAACTGACGCAGCAGCGCGTCTAACCGCCGCTCCTGTGCCGTCTTGCGTCTTGCCATGGGTCAGCCCCGCTGTGTGCGCCCCCACGCATAAGCGAAGAGGATAGCGGCATCACGCGCCGCATAGATAGACGATGGAACGCGGGACACATAAGCCGCCGACACCCAATCGCCCCGCATCAGGTGGTGCGCGATCACATCCAGGTGTCCGGGGCTTTCGATGACTTCCACGGCCAAAAGGAACGCCGCGCGGGTGTCCGGCGGCATCGCGTCAATTGTGGATTGGAGTTCGGGTATCACACAACGAAAATGGCAGGGCCGGGGGAATAGATCAAGTCACGCAAAAGCCCGTCGATCACCGAAAAAACCGGCAGGGGCGACACACTGCCATCGTCCCGATACTCTTCTTCGCTCTCGACCGGACCAGCCTTGACCCGCTCGCGCTTCACAACCTTGCCGGGGGTGTAATCCGGTGCCAGCGAACCCGGCGCCCCAAGATCACGGATCGCCGCTTCAGTAATGGCGAATTTCACCGCGTCAGGTGCAGTGGCATCTGTGAATCCCGACAGCCATCGCCCGTTATATTTTGACGCAATGTAATCCTGCCCCCGCCGCAGCGCCGCCTCCTTTACCGTATCGTCACCAACCCAAGCCGCATAGCCGCGCGACACGGCATAGGCGTCCGCCTCGGCCAGCGTCAAAGCTGGGTCGATATAGGACAGCATCAGCCCTTGCCGCCCTTTTTGCCGCTGGAATTTTCGGCCGTTTTTTCCGCGCCGCTTTCAACCAAATCACCAGACACCAACCAGTGTTTTACAATCGGGTTTTTCTTGTGCGCAGTCAGCTCTTCGTTGTCAATTTCCAGCGCGCCCATGGCAGGCACAATGGTTTCTGGATCAAGGCCCAGGTCGCCTTTGGTGGTGTTGGTCAGTTTCATGGTGTTCCCTTTCAAAGCGCCCTCATAAAAGGGGCCGGTCGCCCAGCCCCTCGTTGAACGTGCTAAATCCCATCACCGTAGCTGATCGCCTTCGGCAGGCGCACGTCCAAGCCGCCCAAGCGGAACACACCGGGAATGGTGAACTGCAATCCCTCGATCTGCACCGGCAAAAACCGGTGAACCATTGGGATGTGCAGCTTCAGAACCTCGGGCGAGCGACGGTAAGCAATCATCCGCGCGGTGGTCCCTGCGCCCTTTTGCAGAAGCCCGCGCTTCCCACGGATCATCAAGGGTTGTCCCGTTTGCGCCGTATAAACGTTTGCCTTCTGGATGAATTCCAGAATCGTCATGCCGGTGTCGGTCAGGCGCGTCGAAGCGATATAGTTGAACCGCTCAGTCGGCAGAATCAGCGTGTCGGCCAGTTCGGTTTCCTTGGTGGTCGTACTGATACCGGTAATCAGCGCGTTCACGTCGCGGATGATCTGATCCGGCGTCTTTGTTGACCACGCTGTTGCCGACCCGGTGCCATCCGCCGTAACGGACGCAGCCGGAACACCGGTGTAGTCATACAGGCCCTCAAACCCCTTCACGGCGTCACCGTTCAGCGCAACGCCATAAACCATCTGCTCATAGGCACGGCGAGCCAGGCCAGCCTTGGTGCTGTCAAGCGGAACACCAAGCAAGCGCGCCTGGTTGATTTCCTCATAGCCATAGGAATAGCCGATACCAGCCGTATAGACCGCCGTTTCGTGCTGCTCCATATTGGCACCGACAACGGGGATATCCTTGCCGTTCCCGTTGATCCAGCCCGCCGCGCCCGCGCCATCCATCGAATAGTATGTGACGGATTTGGACCACTCACCGGCGGATGTATCAACCGGCACAAGCTCGGCGTAGTTCAGTTCCGGATAGCGGATCGCGTAAACGCCAGCCTCGATGTGAGAGGTCTGCTTCTGAGCGAACCCCAAAGACGCTTGCAAGGCGTCGTTGAATTGCGTGTGCATTGTCATCTGTTCAGGCCCCCTTAGCCCAGACGGATCGCGACCAGTTCATCGGCAGCGCCGCTGGTCTCGAAGATTGCGCCGGGAATGGCGAGGTTATCGGTGGTGGTGTCGGTAAACTTGCCCGCGCCACCGGCCACACGCATGTAAACGGGTGCGCCCGCCACAACGGTGTCAAATGCCGTGACCCAGATCACGCCTTTGGTCATAACCAAAGCACTGTCGGCCACGGCGAATTCGTCGCCAGTTGCAGACTGGTCGCGCACCGTGATGCCACGCACGACATCATTTGCGGCGGTGGCGGCTTGGACCTGCTTATCCGCAGTGCCCTGCTTGACCACTTTCCCGAACCCGATGGCGGCGGTTTGAACCTCACGGCTGATCAGCACATTTGGTTCGGTGTTCGCAATCATGCCATTCAGCGCGACGGGCATGGTTTCTGCATAGGTGGATTGAACAGCCATGATTAGGCCCCTTTCACGGGATCAGAGTTGCGATATGCCGACTGCAAATGCGCGACATTGGCCGCGTATGCATCATCGGCGATGTTGGTTCCGGCCTTTGGCACGGTGCCGCCCTTCATGCCGTCGGCGAATGGATCGGCCTTAGCGGCGTCTTTGGCGATGGCCTTGAACATGCCAACGATTTCGCCTTCTGACGCGTCTGCCACCATATCGTCACCCAGCTTATGGGCCACGACAGCCTTGCGCAGGTCAGCGTCGGAAACGCCGTCTGTCTTGGCGTCGGCGAAGATCGCCTTGGCAGTGCCTTCCAGCGCCACGCGATCTGCGACCAGCTTGGACACCTTTTCAGGGGTCATTGCAGCATCGGTCAGCTTTTTGGCATCAGCCTTGAGCGTGCCGATTTCCTCGTCTTTCGCCGCAATAGCAGCGGCATGGGCCGTTTCGGCATCGGTCAAAGCCTTGGCGGCGTCGGCCTTGAATTTCTCGATGGCACCAGCGTCAGCGACAGCGACTTGCACCGCCTGATCGCCCAGCACCACCGTTTTGAGAGCGTCGGACATGGTGTCCTCCTTCTTATTGCTCGTGGGGGGACAGGGCATAGCGCCCCAAGGTTTCGCACTGTCGCCAATGCGGAGTTGCTCGCCACCGCGCGCCTTCGCGACGATGGCAAGATGATTGATGCGGATCGGGCCGGTTTGCACCGCCTGATAAGGTGTGCCGTCAGGCGCTGTGCCATCCTGCATGGTGATCGGGGTGGTGTACCCCATCGAAACTTCCCGATTGCCGTCCTGCACTGCAGCAATCGCGGCTGCATCCATCAACCGGAACGGAACCTTGACGAACTCACCATCACGGGCAATTTCATCTCCGATATCGCCAACGGAATGCTGACGCCAATTGTCAGCCGTGACCTGTTCCGCCGGGTGGCCCATAGTCACCGGCTTTCCCGCGAATGTCGCCAAGCTGTCTTTGTGAAATACTGCCGCCTCGGGCCGGTAAACCGTGACTGTGCCGCCATCGATCAGGCCAAGTTCGCTTGCCCGATATGTCTGGCAGCCCGTGCGGGCGCAGCGGACCTCGCCAACCATGTAGCCGTCGGAGGTCTGGCGCATTCCGGTGATCGGGGCGCTGTCTGTGAATTTGATTTCGGTCATTGCGTCACGTCCTGCCCATCGCTCGGATCATCATCGTCGTCGCCCGAAGTCCGGTCCTTCGGAAATTCCTCGGCGTACCCTTCCAGCCCCGGAAAGGCGCCGGATTCAGTCAGCGCGTTAACCAATGCCGAACCTGCCGACTCTGGCGAAACTGCATCCATTTCCAGCGCGATCTTCATGGTTTCGGCGCTGATCTTGCCAACCTCGGCGCGCTCTTTCGCTGTTGGTTGCCAAAGCGGTCGCCAGTTGTAATGCAGGCCAGTGGGTCGCTCGCCCAAGGCAGACCTGATCAAACATTCATCCAGCGCCGACATGGATGGCTCCATGTGCAGGGTCTGCTGCACCCTGATCCTGTCATAGTAATTTCTGACGTCGCTTTCGCCTGTTGCATTGAGACCGCCCGGCGACTGCATGAAGAACAGCGTCATTGGGATGCCAACCGCTGCGCTTGCCAACTGCATGAAGCGGTCCATCACGTCAGGCAGCCCACCGAAACTGGCCGATTTCTGCTGGTAATCTTCCAGCGCATCCAGAAGCAACATGCCGTTGATGCCCTTGGCGGTTGCGGCCAATGTCATCCGGCGCAAAATCTCGGCCTCGTAAGCCTGCCCCCTGCTTTGCAGATTATTCATCAGCCCATCGACCTTCAAAACATCGACTTTGGCCTCATACAGCAGCGAATTGACGTTGGCAGCACCCTCATCAACCCGCCGCAGGTTGTCGATCATCCCCGGCAGAACTGAACCGCCCCAGCCATCGTGCGCATCATACCCGGCATCGTCGGCCAGCGGCGCAACGCCGTGCTGGATGACCAGCCGCGACGGGTGTATCTGCATCGCGCCAGCCATTCGGGTATTGACCGTCCAAAGACGCGGCTTGCCATATCCTGGCAAAGTCACATCGTCCTCTGGCTCACTGGCAGTAATTGACTGCCGTGAAAGAATTGTCAGATATTTGACGCCGCCCTTGCCGATCTTATCCGGGTCCAGCGGCTTCATCAGATCCTTGTCACCGGTCCCGATCACGATGGCCGCGCCGCCCATCAAGCGCGCCAGCCGCCGTGCCTCAAACATTTTGCCGCGCACGTCCAGCCGCTTTTCCTCGGCTTCGATCTTCGTGATGTCGGTCGATTCAGCCTGCCATTCCCGCCACTCACGGCAGGAATCCTCGGCAGGAAGATCAATGGCTCGCGCGATAATGCGTGACGACTTGTAGGCGGCAAGATATTGCGCCGGGTCATCAACCGGCATCGTGTATTGCGCAAGAAAACCCTTATCCCGACTGGTGCCCATGCCGGAAACGACGTTTTGCAGCCCATCTTTCGTCAGGCGATAGTGCGGTTTTGCCATCAGATCGCCCCCGTGTAAGATAGCCCATACCCGCCCAACATGTCCGCAACCGCGTCCATCATCGGGTCGATCTGGTCGTCATAGCCCGTTCCCAGGCCGTCAAATGTCTGCATTTCATATTTGAACGCCTGCGAAAAAGCCGCGTCCGATGGTATCCAAACCTGCCCGGTTGCCACCCATGGCGCTGCGTCCAGACCGCGCGTGTATTTATCCCGATTGCGTTGTATCCCCTCGATCGGGATGCCCTGACGCTTCAACGACTGGATCAGGCCGGTGCCTGACGACTTGTCCTCAACGCATAAACCACGAACAACCTTGCCGACGTGCTTCCGCCAGAATGCCAACGCGTTGCGCTCAAGATCGGGCGCTTCCCACTTGCCGCGCACTAGATCCACCAGAACCGCCGCGCCGCCTTTGGACTTACCCCACAATTCGATAACCGAATAATCGTTGCGTTCCTCGGTCTTCTGGGCCGTATCAGCATACATTCGGTAATAGTCTATTTCTGGCAATTCCGAGTGCCTGAACCATCTGACCCCTGCCATATCAAACAGCGCGCCCTCAATCGAAACAGGCCGCTGCATGTACTGGCTGGCGAAGGTGTAAGCGTCGGCTTTTAGCACCTCGATTTCGGCGGCATTGTGCTTTTCGGTCCAAAGCGGGCCATCCGGCAAGCCGTGTCCAATGGGCCTGCCGTGTGTCCATTCCGCTGGGTAATCCGCGCCGCCCTCAATCAATACCGGCAGATCGAGGTGATCCCATATCTCGCCGGTGCCTCCGGTCAACAGGTGGCCCGCGAAGTCGTCGCCGTGAAGCCGCTGCATGATAACAATGATCGGCACACCGTCATGCGCCAGTCGGCTGCGAAAGGTGTTGGTAGCCCGCTGATTGACTGTCTTGCGTTTCGTCGGGCTGAATGCGTCGTCAGGCTTTAGCGGGTCGTCCACGATCAGCGCGCCTGTAAAGCGCGTCTTGTCCATGTATCCCGCCCGAAAGCCGGTAATCGGGCCGCCCGCCGCTTTGGCGAGCATCCCTCCGTTTGCTGTCGTTTTCCATCGATCCTTGGCACTGGTGCTGGCGTCAATGCCAAACGCCCACATCGCCTGAAACTCTTCGGACTGGATCAGCCCCTTGATTTTGTCGCTGTTCTCGCGCGCCAGATCATCAGAAAATGTAGCATGAATAAACCGCGCCGCCGGGTTGATTGCAAATCCCCGCGCCGCAAAATTAACCACGGCCATTTCGGTTTTCGTGTACCCAGGCGGAAGAGTAATGATCAGCCGCGATATTTCGCCATTTAGAACCCTGTCCAGCGCTTGACCGATAACCCTGTGATGCGGGCCTTCGATCAGGTCCATCCCCTCGCGGAACGGGAAAAAGTAACGCGCAAAGCCCAGGCTAGTCCGCCTCGCCCACTCCTGCTGGATTTGTTGCTTTGTCGGTAAGGCGTTCAAGCTGGGCAAGCTCCTTATCCGTCAAGTTGGACAGGGCCACGCTTGGCTTTGGCGTCATTGTCCCGTCGCTGCTGGTGTGGTCTTTCTTGTCCGCCAGACCAAGCTCCCGGGCCACAATCGCCGCGTTCAGCAACCCAGCAGCAGCGCCGGTGAACTTTTGAGTGAAGATCACAGACTCGACCCACTGGCAGTCATGCTCGAACTCAGGCAGTGACCGGTAGCGCCGCCAGGTGTCGACGCTGATGTCGAGGAATAAGCACAGACCACCGATGGTCATCGCGTGCATTCGCCCGGTATCCGCCCGCGCAACTTGGCCTTCGTATGAAAATAGCTTTTCTTCTATCAGCGGGTTTTCAGTCACCCATTCGAAATATTCCACTGCGGCTGCTCGCAGCTGCTCTGGATTTTCGAATGTGGGCTTGCGTCCAAAAGTGCTGGATTGAGCCCAGAATTTATTGCCAGGGAGAAAGTATCCAGTGGCGGGGTCTTTTCCCTCCATTGTTGTCTCCTGCTGGTATGGTGGCTGCGGGGCCTGAAAACGCAAAACGCCCGGCAGGAATTAACCTCCGGGCGGAATGTGCCGTCTCATTATTCGGAGTTATTCAGGTTTCCGGGCCAAAGTCAACGACATTTCTGCGCTCCCTCGGCGATCTCCGTAAGATGCGCCAGTGCTGAATATGCCTCAATGCCTGCCCAGGTCGGTGCGCGCTGCAGCCAAAGCGGCCTGCTGGTACCATCCTCGACGGACTGAATCGCTGCTCGCTCCTGCCCCGTTAATCCGCGCAGATAGGAAGACCACCGCGACCACGATGCCCTTGCGTCGTCGTCTTTTTCATCAGCGGTTCGAATGTCCACGCTGTGAGATACGTCCGACTGCATCGGCTCAGGTGCAAGAGGCAGCGTGCTGCCGATGGATCCGCTGATTGAAAGAACCCTTGTGCGATAATTCCGGGCCGAAGCCAGAAACGCCTGCCATACGCGCCACATTCCGCGCAGATCGTCCTCGCTGCGCATCTGGCGCATTAGAACCCGCCCCAGATCATCGCCCGCCCACTCAGCAGTCATTGCCTGCCTGGCCCCGGGGCTTGGTGCGATGCCAAAGATTAAACACCTCGCGTCCAGCGCAGCGCGATCCGCACGCTTTGGCCGCCCGCCCACATTCCTCGCGGTCGGCTTCACCGATAACGCCGGAACGCCTGCAGGTCGAGGCGCTTTCGCTTTACTGCGCCGATCACCCTTGCCCAATTTGTGTCCTCCTTTGAGAAATTTCCGCTTTCAATCCGTTCATGCCCCCATCTGTGGATGGCGAAGTTTGCCGATTCCGTTCTGCCTGTGCGGCTCGCTCAATCGCTGCAGTCGCTGCCATCGCCGAAGCCACCCCACGTTCGAGAAACTCTGCAAGACTGATAGTTTCGGCGCGGCCATTGCGAACCTTTGCGTTGACCACCGTACCCGTGCTGCGAGCTGGCAGGCCGAGGTTGCGGCGCCGATGGCTGACCGATGCAGCGTCCGCGTATCCGAACACGCGCGCCATTTCCGTTGCGTTCACTCCGGCGGTCCACATGCGGATGAACGTGGCATTATCGCTTCGGTGCGCGGGCACCTGGTTGCCTGACCTGGACGGAAGGCCCAGCGCTTTGGCCTTTGAGCTTAGCGATTGGCGGCTGACCCCAAGCGAAGTGGCAATCCGAGATGTCGGCACATCCAGCCGGGACCATAGCGGCTCGATATCGGCCTTTGTTAGCCGCTTGAGCGGGCGCGGCCCGAGGGCCGATGTGATTTCGTTCCGGTTCGTCATTGGGTTCCTCCGGCGATTTTCTTCCAACGGTCCATTTTCTGTGCCCGGTCGTCTGGCCGAGCGGGACGCTGTCCGCCTTGGTTTGGCTGCATCGGTCCCGCCGCCAACTGGGCAGAGAGATTGCGCATCACGCCGTCCAGCGCCTTCGGCCCGTTTGGCGGCTCGTCATGCCTCGCCCTGCTTTGCTTGGCGGCATCCACGATGTTGAGGCATGGCAGATTGAGGTCGCGTCGCCATCGTCCGACGTGGATCGTTGCGGCAGGCGGCATCCAGTGTGTCGGCACCCGGTCACGGATGCCCACGGCGGCCATGACCTCGGAAAGCAATCGATCATCGTCCCACGAACTCGGATCGTCTCGCGCCTCGCGCGCACTGCTACTACTATTCTGGCTTCTGGCTTCTGGCTTCTGGGCTTTATCCTCGGGGTTAACCCCCAAATCGTCACTTCCCCTTGTTTTTAAGGATGGGTTGCCACCCATTCGACCATTTGACTTGTCTCGTTCGGCCTTTTTAAAGTCCTCAATCATGCGCGAAGAAGCAACGAATGAACCCTGAACGGTGGTCGAAACGCCAGCATCGGCCAATTCGGCCATGAGTTTTCGGGTGGTTCTGGGGTTGTCCCCGAGAATGTCAGCAAGCTCTTTTTCGGTCATAGGCCGCCCCTGCACTTCGAGCCTCCCGGTGCCGGATTGGTGCATCAGACAAAGCATATCGATCCACAGAGAGCGGGCTGCTCTGGATACCAGTCTGAGCTTGTGCTCCCCCAGCCAGTCGTTGGTGTAGAATTTCAGCCAAGGGTCAGCCAAGGTGCGCCTCCCAGATCCGGTTCAGCGCCACGTTACAGTACACATTTGCGGTGCCGATTGGCCCCTGACGCTGCTTGGCCACGATGATTTCAAGCCGGTTTCTTGCGTGCTCCATGGCGTTTTGCCAGGCCTCAAATGCGTCGTTGTCATGCATCTCCGGCTGCTCACGCTCAAGGTAATATTCGTCGCGATAACAAAACATGACGGCATCAGCGTCTTGCTCCAACTGCCCGGATTCGCGCAGATCAGAGAGCATCGGGCGCTTGTCATCGCGGGATTCCAAGGCGCGGGAAAGCTGTGAAAGGGCCAAGATCGGGACGTTCAATTGCCCAGCCAATGCCTTTAGGGACCGGCTGATTTCTGAAACCTCATCATATCTGGATCGCGCACCCTGAACCTTTAGAAGTTGCGCATAGTCAACGATCAGCAGTCCCATTTCGTTACCCATGATGCGCTTCGCCTGCTTGGCGCCAGCGGCCATTGCGCCAATATCCGCATATTGCCTTGACAGGAATTGGATCGGCAGGCTGGCGACCTCCTTTGCGGATTCCGCCAGTGCCTCCATCTGCCAGTCAGTCAGGTCACCACCTCGAATGTCGCGATAGCTGATCGCCTTGCTGATGCGCGCGGTGCCCTCGGACAGCGCGCGCAGGGCCATGGCTTCGGGGTTCATCTCCAATGAACAGATCACTACGCCATGTCCCGCCCTGGCGGCATTCAGGGCCACGTTGAGGGCCACACTCGTCTTACCCATGGATGGCCTGCCACCCAGCAAGATCAGTTCGCCAGGGTACAGGCCCGTCACCATATTATCGAGCGACTCGATCCCCGTCTGAACGAACGTGCCAGTGTCGCCGTTTCTCGCTGCCATGACTTGCTCAAGAGCGGTGGAAACGGCGGATGTCATGGAGATTGGTCGGGGCGCGTTACCGGTACCCTCGATCGCCATCAGCGCCCCCTCAAGGCGCGCTGCAATAACATCGGCGGGCTGATCGCTGGCCATCGTTGCGGATGTGGCGGTTCGCAGCGCGTCCATCAGAAGCCGCCGCGCGCGCGTTTCAGCCAGAACGCGGCAATAATGCTGCATGTGGCTGCTGGCGCTTGTAGCACCGGCAATCCGCATCAGGTATCCCGCCCCGCCCAGCTCGCTCAATGGCTCGTAGGCCCGCGCCCACTCGGCCAGTGTCGAAGGACTGGCAAGAATGCCGTTTCTGTCCATGCTTCGGATCTTGGAATAGATCGCTTTGTGGACAGCATCGTGGAACAGGTTCTCACCGCCATCTGCCTCAATGGTCGGCAGTCCATCAGTTGCCAACAGCAGCGCGCCAAGCACCTGCTGTTCGCATTCGACATCATGCGGGACATAATCCATTGGGATTATCTGTGCTGTTTCACCCATGGCCGCTTGCCTGCTTTGCAGCGGCTTTTTCTGCCAGCTTTAGGGCGATTTCACCTATGCTTCGCCATTCCCCGTTGACGCACTGCGGCTCGCTCTCGTATTGTTTGGCCTCAGCCATTGCCTGATCCTCCGTTGATCGGGTTGCGGTTTGAGGCCGTGGGTGTTTGCCCACCTGCGGCCTCGTCTATCTCAATACCCTGCACCGTCACGCAAGTGCCTGCGACAGGCCCCCAGACCTTCACAACGCGCGCGTCGGCCACTTGGCTGTCGTCGGACCATGCAATGCGGTTGAGCCCGTCTTTTACGGCTTTCAAGCAGTTGTCGCCGTCGGGCTTTTGGGTGTGATATCGCCCCAGGAATGCAGCGGTCTTTTTCTTTGACCAGCTTTTTGCAGGGACGAACGTTGCGGTGACGACAATCTTCACCGGACCCGATAATGGCGCCGGGAAATACGGCAGTGCGATCTGCCCAACCTGCCGTTCAAAGCTGACGGTTTCTTTGGGCGTGTACATGCGGGCAAATCCGCAGCGGGCGGTTGCTCTCGCCCGCTGCTTGCCAAACGGTTTGCCGGGAATTGTGAAACGGATGGTGGTCATGGCGATCTCAGATCAGTTCTGGCTGGCGATAATCGACCCGATCAAGCCAACGAAACGCAGGCTCGCCGACCCAATCCTTGCGCCAGACGAACCATGCGTTCCGTTGCGGTGGACTGCCCTCGCCTGTGAAGTCCAGTTTCCAGCGCATCAGATAGCTGTACGAAAACGGTTGATTGTCGAGAATTGCGCCGAGGCCATTAGCCTTTGCCGCTGGCCAGTCCCAAGACAGCAAAAGGGCGAGGTAATCCCATCCTGGCATGTCAAGGGTGTGCCGCAGCCATCTGCCGTGGCCGTCGCGGGCATTGACCAGATTGTACGGCGGGTTGGTGATGATTGCCCGGCACCGTGATCGGCGGCATGTGAAATAATCTGCGGTCCAGCTATCAGGGCAGCCACGGTCGATCAGATCAGATGCACAACACGGGATACCTGCAGAGCGGATTTCACGCACCAGCGCGCCGTCACCACAGGCGGGTTCCCAGACGGACCCGCATTCGCGTATCCTTTCACCATCGGCAGCGAGCAAAGCGCGGATAGCTTCTGGCTGCCCGGTTGGGTAAAAGTCTGCGTCACGCCGTGCTGCATTTGGCCGATCTTGCCGGGGCAACAACAGTCCCAACGGCACCCCAAGGTCAGGCTTCAATCTTGTGGCGCGAAACAATGATTTTGCAGATGAAGTCACTTCCGGCCCCCTTGCAATTCCAGCTTTCGCGTGATGCCAAGCTGCGCCATGGCTTCATCACTGCGCGCACGGCAAGCCTCGATCCAGCCGAGACACTCTTCGACGGTGGACATGCTCGCAGCCTTTGTGATCGCGTGTTGATCTGTCATTGCGCTGCCACCGCACTCGCGGCGCGCGCCCGCAATACCTCGATCAGCCGGGTTTGTTCGGAAACGCCGAATTGCCCACCATCTGGCGTTGCAGCCAGCTTGAGCTTGCCAAAGCGAGCTTTGCAATCCGCCGCATCGATCCCGAGATCAAGCGCGACGGCACCCAGCTTTGATCCTCGGGCAAGGCCGGTGACCAAATCCAGATCAACACCGGCTGACCACGGCGCTGGAAACCCCAACAGGTCCAGCCATTTGTTAATTTCGCGGTGCCAGATGGGCGCATTTTCCGGCGGCGCGACCGGCGGTGCGGGTTTGGGCGACGGCTCGGGCGCTGGCTGCCACTCAATGGGTTCATCCCCCGAGCGCGCCGCTTCGGCCCGATCACTCAAACTCGACTTCAGCCGAAATGCCACGGCGCCGGGTGTGCGGCCGAGCTGCGGACCAATGATTTTGGACACCGCGTTGTTCGACGCGTCAGGCTGTGAGGCGACTGCGGCAAGGATGGCCTCATCTTCCTCATCGGTCCACGGCTCGCCATTTTTTGACGCACGCTCCAAAGCGCGCGGTCCTTTCGGCGCGTCGGGGGTCGGAAGGGTGGTGACCTCTTCAACTGGCTTTTCCGGCTCAGCGATGTTCTCTTGGGTATCCGGGTGGTGCGCTTCTGCCTCTGCGACAGGCGCGAAGCTCTCCGGCCCCGCGACATCCACTTGCGCCGGGAACAGCGGGCACCGGATCATCAACGGCCCGGTCAGGTCAATCACTGGCGCGGTGCCTATGGCGTATTCAAGCGCCGATGCGGCATCGGCCATCGCTGACAGGGTGGTGACCAGATCGCGCAAATCATCGGGGTTCATGCGTGTGAAATCGTGGGACATGGGGCGTCTCCTTTTTAAGCCCCGGCTCCAATGCCGCGCCGTTCGAAACGCGCAAGGGGGCCGGGGGACCGGTGTAATGAGCACCGGTATTCTGTGAGGGCGGTCATTTGCGCGCCTCAATAGTTTTGCTCAAAAACTTTTGTGTCGGGACCAGCCGTGAGGCGATCCACTCAAGGCTGATCCCTGCCCCGGCCAGCAGCGCGATAAGCGCCGTGACCGTCCAAAGCGCAGGATATGCAAGCGCCTTCATTTTCCACCTGCCATGTGGTCAAGGTACACCTGCCCGTGCATCATGGCGGCAAGGGTGGTTGTGTCGCCGGATGGCGCGTTCAAGCCCTGCCACCAGTTGTTCGCAGTCTGGTATCGCACCCCGTAAACGACGCTGACCTCTTCGGCGTTGCGGTAGTTTGCCTGTAGGAATTGCGCGAACCGATGCTTGAAAAACATCTTGAAACCGCGCGGGTCCAAAACTTTGGTATGGGACTTTTGCATAACTGATACTCCATGTTTCTGGTGTGATGCAGAAACTTGAAAATCAGCGTGTGTGGGGGCGGCGGTCATTGCGCCGCCCCTTCTTTTGTGCGCTCGGCAGGTGGGACATGACGCGGGCCAAAGATATCAGGCCTGAGCACATGCCGGGATACCTGCCCTTCAGTGCTGTCGTCGAGCTTCTTGGCCATATCGGCGGTGATGCTCTTAGCCTTCAGCAGATAGGAGATTTGTTGCTGCGAACAGCCAATCGCCTCAGCCAGCTTTGCCTGCGAGCCGTGGTGCCTAATGGCTCGTTCAACTTGTGTGCGGATCATGTTCATACAAGTTTACTAGTATAATGCTGGGGAGCAGTCAACTAGCAAACTTGTCTGTCAGAAAACAAGGTGGCTGGTATGGTGTGTAGGAAATGACGCTCGCTCAAAACACCAGACGAATCCGCCGCGAACGCGGCATGTCACAAGCTGCGCTGGCTGAGGCTGCGGGCGTGAAGCAACAGCTAATTTCTCAAATTGAACGCGGCGTGAATACCACGACTAAAAAGCTTCCTGAGATTGCTCGCGCGCTGGGGTGCAGAGTTCACGACCTAGAGCCAAATTATCGGACCGATGGGAGCGAGGACCAAGCCGAGCTGCTGAGCAAATTTAATCAGATTCTGAACGGCGAGAATGAAGCGCAATTGCAGATGCTAGACGACTATTTTGACTTCCTTCTTTCAAAGTATCGCCAGCCTGATGATAGCAACGAATGAACGATTCAAGTTCCTCGATATCTAAAAGACTTGCCTTTTTTAACATCTCTTTCCGCATGCCGCGCCCCGCCCTGTTCTCAATTTGTTCACGTTACGTCAATGGCGCGGATTCGGTCAAGGATTGGCAAGGCGCGACTTAAACAAACTAATTTCTTGGAAATTTTAACCGCAAAGGAAACCAAAATGGCCTCTATCGATGACCAAGTGAAGGATTTGCAGGCACAAATCCGACGCCAGGAAGAAGCAATTGATATACTGATGAAATCAATTCAGGATCTTGCAATCTACAGCCACTTTCAGCACGGCGGCCAACCTGACGGAGAATGGGCACGCGAAACCGAAAAACGCCCGACACCAAAATCAGTCTGGAACCGAGCGTATCTGGCGTATTTCAAGGTCCGTGTTTCTGGCGGTTATCCTCCAAAGCAGATTGTCGCCGCTGCGGAACCGGAATGATTATTCGATACTGACCAGACGATAGGTCAGCCGAGACCCCTTGTATCTGATATCAACCCTGTCCCCGGCTGCCTCAACGGTGCAATCAGGATCATCATCGACCCGCACCACGCTGCGCGCGATGCTTGGCATACTGTCCGCGTGGCCTTGGCGCGCCACAGCGGAGTCCATCGCATGGCGTGCCACTGGGCCGATTTCGTCGGCAAGCGCCTGAAGGCCCGCGAGCAATGCAAAATTTGACGGCATTCTTTCACCTTTCAATAGAGTAGAGACCCGGCCCCGCGCCGGGTTTTTCTTTGCCTACTGTAGCAGGTGATTCTGTTAATTACTAGATTTCTTGTTTTCCCACTTGACCGGCTCACTAGTTTACTTGTACACCTTCCCTATCACCGGCCTCACGGCCACCGGATAGGAGAGACGCAAGATGAATATCCCCTCCACGCTTTTCATGGTCTGGACAGACTTTGGCCCAGCCATCGGCCAGGGTGTCGAAGCAGACCCGGCCCCCATGTTTGATGATGCCGTTGATCAATACGCCGAGGCCCGCCGCGATGATCGCGCCGCCATCATCTGGCGCATCGACACCCCGCACAATGGTCAGGCTGGCATGGCAACAGATGTAACCGCCGATGCCGAAGATTGCATCCGCCGCCGCTGCGCCGCCAGCTGCACCGATCTGCCCGATTGGCTGTTTGATCGCCACCAGATCGCAGCCGAATGACCCCCGAAATAACTGCCACGCGCCAATCCCAAAACGGCGCGCACCTTCCGGGGGCGGTGAAGTCCTCCCCACTGTCCCCGGACTTTTCAGATCACACCCTCGCCAGCCAGCACGGCGCGCCTTGGGGCCACATCGACACAATCCGCGAAATACTGCGGGCGAAGGAGAAGAGCGCAATGACCTATCATGAGTATCTTAAGGCGGTGAACGAAGCTGCCTACGCCGCATTGCGCCGGGGCTTGAGTGACGCCCGCGATGTCAGCGCCTTACGCCAGATTGCCGCCGCAACCGACGCGCTTGTCGATCAAAACGCGCCCCGTGCTCTGGGGAATGCACAGTGATCCGCCCCGACGAAAACCTTGAGGCGTTCCACCTCTATGACAGCGCGCGCGAAATCCCAGCGCCCGACGACACGCCCTATCCACCGGCCATCTGCCTGTTGATCTGGATCACCATCACCATCGCCGTTTGGCTGGCCATGGTTGTCGCTTGGAAGGCCGCCGGTTGGATTTTCGGCAAGGCCATCGCCCAGGCTGCATTCGATGCCGCCGCATGCGCATTTTGAGAGGATAACGACAATGAATGATATGACCGTTACCGAACCGAATACGGCAATCGCCCTGCCTGCCCCCACGCAACTTGCGGCGGTGCTGACCAACAAGGCCGAAACCAACGACCTGTTGGCTCGCATGATCGCCGATGGTGACGCCGAGTTCGCAAGCCTATCCCCCGATACGGCGAAGGGTCGAAAGGCGCTGATTTCCCTCGCCAACAAGGCCAGCACAACGCGCGCCGAAATTATCAGGCAGGCGAAGGCCCTGACCGAAGAATGGCGCACCAAGACCGCCGCAGTAAACGCGGGAAAAAAGGCTTTTGAGGATGGTCTTGCCGAGGCGCGCGACAAGTGGCGGAAACCCGTCACAGATTGGGAGGTGGCCGAGGAATCGCGCGTTGAGATGCACCAGCGAAACCTCAATTCCTTTGACTTGGGGAGGGTGGATGGATCGTCTTCATCCGAAGATATTCGCGCCTGGGTCGCCCACGTCGAGGCCCTGACCACCGGCCCGGAATGGGATGAATTTCAGCCGATAGCCGAGGCCCGCAAGGAAGCAGCGCTGGCGCACTATCGCACGTTGCTGGCAGCCGCCGTGAAGGCCGAAGCCGACGCCGCCGAACTGGCCCGCCTGCGGGCCGAAGCTGATGCGCGCGCCCGGAAGGATGCCGAAGAAGCCGCCGCGAAAGCAGAGGCCGACCGGCTGGCTGCTGAGAAGGTCAAGCAGGAACGTATTGCAGCTGAAAAGATCGAGGCCGACCGCATTGCGGCCGAACGCGCGGAGGTAAAGCGGATCGCAGATGAAAAGGCCGAGGCTGCTCGCCGTGAGCAGCACGAGCGAGACAAGGCCGAAGCCGCAGAGCGCGCCCGGGTCGAAGCGCAGCAGCAGGCCGAACACGACCGGATTGCCGCAGATGAGCGGCACAAGAAGGAACTGGCCGAGGCGAAGGCCCGCGAAGAAGCGGCAGCGCAGCGGGAACGTGACCGGCTCGAAATCGAACGCAGGGCCGAAGCTGATGCGCGCGCCAAACGTGAAGCCGATCAGGCGCACCGTGCGCGGATCAGGAACGAAATCGCAGCGGGCCTGAAAGCGCTCGAAGCCGGGAATTGGTTTGCACTGGCCGACGCCCTGATCGACGGCAAGGTGCCACATTGTGAGGTGAGAATATGAGCGACTTCCTGAAATCCGGCGTCCACCAAATTGACGCTGACCGATACCACGCTGATCCGTGTCAGGCCCCCAGCCTATCCAGCACCGTCGCCAAGATACTGCTGGCCCAATCGCCGCTTCACGCATGGACCGCATCGCCACGGCTAAACCCGGATTGGGAACCGAAAGACAGCAAGACGTTTGATATTGGTAGGGCCGCACACCGGGCGACCCTGGGCGCTGGATCAGACTTCTGCGCCATCCCAGACGGCATTCTCGCCAGCAATGGCGCGGCATCGACCAAGGCTGCAAAGGACTTCATCGCCGAAGCGCGTGACGCTGGCCTGACGCCATTGAAGTCCGGAGAGGTGGTGCAGATCGACGCCATGAAGGCCAAGATCGCTGACAAGCTGACCGCGCTACAGATCGACCTGGACCCCGCTCACTCGGAAATCGTCGCGTTAGCACAGATGGATAGCATCTGGTGCCGCGCCATGATCGACAATGTGCCGGCCGATCCGCGTGCGCCATTGTACGACTTCAAAACCACCACCGACGCCAGCCCGGACGCCGCCATGCGCGCCGTGATGAATTACGGATACGATATTCAGGCTGCGCACTATCTCGACACATGGAAGGCCGCGACCGGCGATGATCGCCTGTTCCGGTTTATCTTCCAGGAAAAAGAGGCCCCGTTTGAGGTCTCCGTGATCGAGGTCGGCCCGGACTCACTGGCGATGGCTCGCAAGAAGATCGCCCGAGCGCGCGCGATGTGGGCAAATTGCCTGCACGCCGACGACTGGCCCGGCTATCCGCTTGGGGTTCATCGGATCGAACTGCCCGAGTTCTTCCACGCCAAATGGTTGGAGCGCGAAAGCGTTGATGCCGATTACAAGCGCCGCACCGGCAGGGATGTGCTCGACGCCGCCCGCCAATGGCAATCCCCAGAAACCTATCGCATCGCAGGAGAGTGACCATGACACAGTTTGTAGCCGTGAGGTTCAACCCGTGGGATTATCGGTCCTACACCTATTGCCATGACGGAGAGCCAGTTGCCCCTGGCGACATGGTGGAGGTCAACACCCCGAAGGAAGGACCGAAGACTGTGGTGGTTGAGTCGGTGACCAACACCGCCCCGGCGTTCCAGTGCAAGCCCGTTTCGCGAGTGATCAAGCGCACCGCCGATGACGAGGTGACGGAATGAGCGCCATGATCCGCTTCATCCCCGTCGCCGAACTGAACGACCCCCTGACGCTGGCCATCGGCCTGTCTGGTGGGTCGGGCACCGGCAAGACCTATTCCGCCCTGCTGATGGCGCGGGGCATCGCAGAGGTTACGACTGGCAAGACCGGCGCACCCATCGGTTATGTGGACACGGAAAACCGTCGCGCCCTGCATTACAAGCAAGCGTTCCCAGAAATGTGCCATTTCGACATGAAAGCCGTGGACGACGCCGGGAAAATGATCGGCTTTGGCCCGGAGCGGTGGATTGAAGTGATCGACGCCGCAGAGGCCGCAAATCTGCCAGTGGTGATCTTGGACAGCTTTTCTCACGCTTGGGAGGGCGTTGGCGGGGTTCTGGACCTGCAAGCGCAGGTGTTGGACCGGCTGACCGGCGGTGACGACAGCAAGAAAAACCAGCGCAGCCAGTTGGCGTGGGCAGAGGTAAAGCCTCGCTATCGCCGCCTGATCGACCGGATTGTACGCGCCAAATGCTCGATGATTATCTGCACCCGCGCAAAGCCAGTCATGCAGGAGAAATCTGCCAAGACAGGGTGGAAGGAAGTCAACGCCCGCGCCACAAAAACGCGCCGTCAGGATGTGCCGTGGGATCCGGCGAGCGATGGCGACCTGATGTTTGAAATGACCGCAATGGTGATCCTCGACCCATCAGCCCCTGGCTGCCCGGTGCATCAAATCAAAGTCGCCGATCAGTTCAAAGGTCTGCTCGATGCCCGGCGCCCCATGGGCGTGGAAACAGGGCGCGCCATGGCCGAATGGGCGAAGAGCCAAGGCAGCGGGCAACAGGATAAGGCAGTTCTCGACTCGGCTCGCGAGGCGGCGCGTGGCGGCAAGGAGGCTTTCACCACCTGGTGGAACGAACACAAAGAGGATCGCGCTTTGGTCAAGACGATACTGGCCGAATGCCAGGATTTGGCGGCGAACGCGGATGCAGCGAAGGACGAAAGCGAGAGCGACGATCCATTTGCAAACACGGATGACGCCCCACGCCTCACCCCCGAACAAGAAGCCGAAATCCAGCGCGAAATTGACGAACGGAACGCGAGGGAGTCGGCGTGACCCTGCGCCCGAATGGGACGCTGGTTTTCAAGTGGAACGAGCATGATATCAGAGTTTCCGAAATCCTCTCCCTGACGGATCAGAAGCCTCTTTTCGGCAGTCGGTCGGGGAAGAACGCAAAATCACACTGGATCGTATTCATGAAACCCGACTTCGATCGGCAGCAAATGGACAGAAAGAGGATACCCTCCGATGAGCGAACACGCCCGCATGGTGCAGGATTTCGAAACGTCAGAGAGCCACGCCCACGATCCCGAGGGCCGCTTGCCGCATGGATCAGGCATTGTGATCGCGCTGATCGCCAGCATTCCGATACTGCTATTTGTCGGCGGCTTTATCTGGCGTGTGGTGGTGTGATGGCCGAAATTACCGACATCACCCGCGAAATGAAACACGCCTGCGCCCTGCGCGAATTGCGCATGCGGCGCAGCACATATCCGAGGTGGGTGCGCGCCAAGAAAATGCGCCAATCCGAAGCCGACCGCGAAATCGCCGTCATGAAGGCCATCGCTGATGATTACGCCGCGCCGGATCTGTTGGGCGGGGTGGAGTAATGTTCGATGCAGCCCCAGAAACCGAACTGCCCATGATTATCGACAGCTTTGCCGGTGGCGGTGGGGCCAGCACTGGAATCGAACTGGCGCTTGGGCGCAGCCCCGACGTGGCCATCAACCACAACGCCGCCGCGCTTGCACTGCATGCGGTCAATCACCCGGAAACGCTGCACCTCGACAGCAATATCTGGGATGTTGCGCCGCTGGATGTCACGAAGGGGCGACACGTCGGCCTTTTGTGGGCCAGCCCCGATTGCAAGCATTTCTCCAAAGCCAAAGGCGGCGCGCCGAAAGATCGCAACATTCGGGATCTGGCGTGGGTTGTGGTCGATTGGGCTGAACAGGTGCGACCCGATGTCATCCTGATGGAAAACGTCGAGGAATTTTTGACATGGGGCCCACTCGGCGAAGACGGGCAACCATTGAAGGAGTTTTCGGGAATGACATTTGAACTCTGGGCTAAGCGCCTACGCCGCGCAGGATATCGGGTGCAGTGGCGCGAGCTGCGCGCATGTGATTATGGCGCACCCACGATCCGCAAACGGTTCTTCATGGTTGCGCGCCGTGACGGCCGCCCGATTTCGTGGCCAAAACCAACCCACGGCGATCCGAAGTCGCCCGCGGTAAAGCGCGGCCACCGGTTGCCCTGGCGGACGGCAGCAGAATGCATTGATTGGTCACTGCCCTGCCCGTCTATTTTCGATACCGGCCCCCAGATCATGGAAAAGCACGGCCTGCGCGCCGTCCGTCCGCTGGCGAAGAACACCATGGCACGCGTGGCGAGGGGAATGAAAAGATACGTTCTGGACAGCGCAGATCCGTTCATCGTGAACATCGCCAACTCCAAAACAACAACGGCAGGCGGACAGCATCACGCATTGGGCGCACCGCTGCTGGCGACCATGCGCAACAGTCAAAAGCCTTGGCAGGGATGCGATGAACCCACCCACACCATAACGGCGGGCGGCGCCGGGCTGACAACCATCGCCGCATTCATCGCACAGCACCACACCGGAGCGACCGGGCATGACGCGCGCGACCCGCTTTCGACCGTCGCAGCCACGGGCAGCCATCAAACGCCGATCGCCGCATGGTTCGCGAAATACTATGGCACCGGTGATGGCGCGCCGACGGGCGACCCGATGCATACCGTGACAGTCAAAGATCGCATGGGACACATGCAAGCCGCACTGTCGGCACCGCCCTTCACCAAGGATCACGCCACCCGGGCCCGCGATGTGGCCGACTTCATGCGTGCGCACGAAGCGTGGGATGATCGCGAATTTGTCACGATCAACATTCAGGGCGCGACCTTTGTGATTGTCGATATCGGGATGCGCATGCTCACGCCACGCGAACTGTTTCACGCCCAAGGGTTTCCTGCCGATTATGTGATCGAGGGGCACTGGACAGAACGCGACGGAGAATACACCTGGACCCAATTTCCGAAGAACGTCCAGGTTAGCTGCTGTGGAAACAGCGTCTGCCCACCCCTCGCCGAAGCACTGGTGCGGGCAAACTGTAAGCACCTGATGAAAGAAAGGATCGCAGCATGAGTGACCCAATGAAAGAAATGGAACGATACCATGACGCAACACGAACCATAATTGACGGGCGTGATCCGGTCACAGATATGGCCGCTGTAATGGTCACATTAGAGGGAGCGGTGGCCGCAACGCTCTTGATGGTTATGAACGGGGATCACCGCAAAGCCGTCGGGATGCTGAATGAAGGGCTTGTTCCGGGCGTCGAGCACAGGATTGCCTTATCGGCATCAAGGACAGGTGCAGCATGACTGACACCCTAGCCGACGCCCTGCCCCGCGAGATCGCCCGCGTCAGCGCGAAACGCGACAGATGGCGCGATATGGCCGCTGAACATCCCGCGATTGCAATGGGCATGAATATGACAATCGCAATCATGCAGGCCGAAATTGATCACGCGGTGCGCGCCTGCGCCATCGGCGACGTGGTTGAAATGATGGCCGCGCTCGACTCTTTACGGGGGTACGACGACAATGACTGACCACCCACGTCGCATCCAGCTTTCCCGCGTCAAAGGCTGGCGCAAACCTGACGATGCTGTTGTTGTGGCACGCCCGACCAGATGGGGTAACCCGTTTGACTTCCGCGCGGCGGCAGAGGCGGGATATGGCGACGGACGCGCCGTCGCGGTTGATGCATTTAGGGGGTGGCTGCACGGCGAGGATTGGGGCTTACCCACGAGTCAGACTCGCGTCAGCATGGCCGCCAAGAAAGTCGTCATCCTACGAAACTTAGCCGAACTGCGCGGCAAAGACCTGTGCTGTTGGTGCGCGCTGGATCAGCCGTGCCATGCAGATGTGTTGCTTGCGATCGCAAACCCGCCTGAAAGTGAAACCCCATGAGCAACATCCAACACATCCACGTTGCGACAGCTGCGCAGGTGGCCGAAGCACCGCGCGTGATCGGGTATGTCAGCGCGGCAACCTTGGCACAGCTGCTGGACATCAGCGCAGGCACAGTGGCCGAATGGGTCAAACAGGGCCACCTGCCCCGCCCTATCAAGATCGGCGGATCGAACCGATGGAAATGGACAGAGATTGAAAAACGGTTCAGCACCGGGTCTAGTGAGCCGGTTGACCCAATCCTGAAAGCATCCCGTGGCGGCTGACCTGACCCTTGAACAATATGTGCAGCGCAAGCGGCGCGGGGCGCGCGAGTATTTTTACTTTCGCGTGGTGCGTCATGGCGTGGAAACTCGCCTCCCCTTGCCACATCCGTTCAGCGCCGATTATCGCGCGGCCTATGACGCGGCGCATGTGTCGGTTTTTGGCATCGCACCGAACGAATTTGAAAGCCCCACCGCGATCACCGCATTGATCCGTCAGCACAAAGACAGCGCGCGATATCACAACCTGCCCCGCCCATCGCGCCGGTTGCGCGATTATGCGCTGGATCTGATGATGGATCGCTGGGGCGCATTTGATGCCACGGCAATCCGCCCGGTGCATGTGCAGGCGCTGTATGACAGCTTGGCCGATCGGCCTGCCACCGCAAATCGCCGCCTTGATGATATCAGCGCCGTGTTTGGTTGGGGCCGCACGCGCGGCTTTGCCGATGTGAACCCCTGCGCCCGGATCGAACGGGTGCAATCCACCGAATCGCGCGAACCGTGGCCCGATGATGCCCTGCGCACCCTGATCGATCAGGGCCAGCCGCATATCCTGCGACCGGCGCTGGTGGCCGCATACACCGGCCAACGGCGCGGCGATGTCCTGACGCAATTCGCCGATGCCCAGATCGATGGCGGGGTCTGGTATCTGAAACAGTCCAAGACCAAAACCGAGGTGCCGGTGCCCCTGCACCCGGTGATCCTGGCAATTGCCGAAACCGAACGGGTTGCGCGCCGGGCCGCCGGCATAGTTTCGCCGCGCCGCCCCCTGTTACTCAATTCGCGCGGTGAACCTTGGACCGGATCGGGCTATGGCGCGTCCTGGCGCACCGAGTTGATCCGCCTGGGCTTGCGCCCGAACCGCAATGACGAATATGCGGCCGATCAGTTTCAGCCGACGTTTCACGGGCTGCGCCACACCAGCGCCACTTTGATCGCCAACACAGTCGCCAGAAACCCCGATTTGTTTGGTGGAATCGCCCGCGTGAAATCAATGCTGGGCCACCTGACTGAGGCCATGGCCGAACACTATTCCAGGCGCGCTCAGGCGGAACATATGAACACCGAAACCATGCTGCTGTTACCCGAGATTGGGAACACCGCGCCCCAAATTGGGAACGCTAAAAACGCCGATTTCGCAAGTGACTGA